GAAAAATCAGAAGATCAATTGAAGCTTTTTATCTACAACGAATTCCAGAAAGCTCAAGACCCTGAGGTAAAAAGTATTCTCAACGTTATTCTTTCAAAGATCCTTTCCATAGACAAACAGCAAGACAAATTGATAGACAAAATCACCCAAATAGCAAAGATCATCATGAATGAAAACAGGATGTCAAATGTAATTTTAAAGCCTTATGACGTTTATCAGGATTATGTGCGAAGAAAGAAATTAAAAACTCATCCTTTATGGAGGTGGAAAGATGAAAACGTGGCTGGAAATGAGAAAGGAATACGGGGAGAAGCTTTACAAAGCGATTCGAGTCCTTCGCAAGAAAAAGCCTGGCATCAATTGCCAGACCGTGAGAAGAAAAAATTAATCATTGCCTTCATTAATAAGTATAACACAAAGGTGGTGAACGCTCAATGAATATAACTACTACATCTTTAAGGCCTTATTCAATGTCAAGGCTTACCGAATACGAAAGATGCCCAAGACGCTTTTACTTCAAATACATCGAAAAAATCCCAGAAATAATTGAAGATGCTGGATTTTTTGGATCAAAGGTTCACGAAGCGATATCGAAAGCCCTCAAAGGACAAGATTGGCAGGAAACACTCAGCGATCTGCCGTATGAGCAGATAGAAGAAGCAAAAATAAAGGTTCTTACTGCCCTTAAATATTCAAAGAATCTGGGCCAAATAGTTGGGATTGAAACCAAATTTGCAATTGACGAGTATTTCAATGTAGTTAGTTTTAACGATGAAAATGCCTTTTTAAGGGGCGTTGTGGACTTAATCACTACCGATGGCCAATCCTATCAAGTCTGGGATTGGAAAACAGGCCACAGCAAACCCTCAATGTTTCAGGTTATGTTATACGCTTATGCAATATCCGGCATTTTAAAGAAACCCGTCAACAAAGCAGGATACATACTTCTTTCCTCGGGTGATCTTCTCGAATTTGAAGTTGATGAGGATGAGATGGAAATAACAGCCAGAAAGATCTGGAAAATCATTCGAAAGCTTGAAAACGATCAGAAATTCGATCCTACCCCTGGAATGCACTGTGCATACTGCTCGTATGTTAGTCAATGCCCTCTTGTTGAATCCATCGAAGCGAAAGATATTCCAACAATTAGAAACGACCAAGAAGCCGAGGAAGTTTTCAAGACAATACAAGTTTTAGAAGAGAAGACAAAACGATACAAAAAGGCACTCAACGGATATGTTGAACAAAAAGATTCCGGAAAAGTGAAATTTCGCGATGGGGTGTACAAACTTGAATATTCGCAATACTTAACAACCAAACGAGGGGTAAATAAAAAAGAACTTGCTACTAAAGCCTGGGAGTATGTTAACCAAATTGGTGATGATCCCCTGGAATACTTCAGCCTTGATATTAAGACATTAAAGCCTTTCAAGGATGAGTTTTCCGATTACCTCGAGACCCGAAAGAGAAAGACTTTTAAATTTGAGGAGGCGAAACAATGAGTGAGAATAAAACGATTTTAAAGAAACCTGTGGTGAACAATAACGAAAAAGAAAAGACGATAAATCCATTTAAAGCTGAAAGCCTTGGACAATTTTTAGAAGCTATTGGATACAACGCGAACATTGAGAGCCTTCAAGAAAGCATGAAAACATTAAAGCATCAAACGACATACGGCGAGGTTGATCTTCTCACCTATGAAGGACTCGTAAAGGCAAAAGTATACGAATATATCAAGTTCGGTATAGCAAGGCGCGTATGGCAAATGATGGTTGAAAAAGATCGAGGAATCAAAGAAAGCGATGTAATGCTCATACTCCTGGAAATGGCACGAATGGAAATAGATTATGGCCTTCGCCCGATTATTCATGTCATCCCTGTCGACAATCAAATTTATGTCAAAGCTGACGGATTCCTTTATTATGCGAGAAATTCAGGAAAACTCAAGACAATCAAGTGGGAAGACAAACAAGAAGGCGACGGCTGGACTTCCAAATGTATTGTCGAAACCGATACAGGAACATACGAAGGAATAGCCTCAGCAAAGCCAAATCCAAGGGTATATTCCGATGATCCCCGCGAAAAAGCGAGGACAAAAGCGATGAGAAGGGCACTACGAAGAGCATTTCCTATAGGAGCTTCTGACGAGATCTTTGATGAATTTGAGAATAAACCACTTTATCCACCAATTGAGCCAATTAAAGAACCCGTAGAAGATATTCGCGAACTGTTGGATGACAAACCCACTATCCCCCCTAATGAATAAACGGTAGCCCCCTTGGCCCGCCCCGACACCTCCTGGATTTTCTGGGGCGGGATTTTTTAGGATTTTTTTTACAAACTAAAATGTGAGGTGAAACCATGAAATATCGATTTGTTCATGTTTCGTTCTGGCAAGATAGCGAGGTTTTAGATCTTACTCCGGAACAAAAATATTTCTTCCTTTATCTGTTAACAAATCCACACACCACACAAGTTGGAATATACGAAGTTTCAAAAAAACTTATGGCATTTGAAACAGGATATCACATAGAAACAATCGAGAAATTAATTAATGCCTTCACAGAGATGGGAAAAATCCACTACGATCCAGAGACCTCTGAGATCTTTGTGGTGAACTGGATTAAATACAATTGGAGCAATAGCCCTAAAGTAATTCGAACCATCATCAAGGATCTCGAAAATGTAAAGTCCAAAAAGCTTTTAGCATATTTCTGGAACTCGTTAACCGATGAAATTAGAAACGTATTCATAGACTATGGATACACTATCGATAGTGTATCGATAGACTATCCATACAGTATGGATAGACTACCGGAAAAAGAAAAAGAAAAACAAAAAGAAAAAGAAAATATATATAGAGATGATAGTAGTGGGTACTTTGACACAAAAAGAAATTTAGACACATCTAACGATGTGCCTGTTGACTCTAAAGAGTCAACTACATCCCGTTGATCTATATCACAAATACTGTCCTTCTCTTCCTAAGGTTGTCAAGTTAAGTGATACCCGAAAGAAATACATACGCGCACGCTGGAAAGAATACCCAGAACTGCAATTCTGGGAGCAATTCTTTAAGCGTGTTGAAGCGTCTGATTTTCTCACCGGGCGGGCTGATTACGGCAACCGTAAACCCTTTATTGCCGATTTTGAGTGGTTAGTACGGCCGAGCAACTTCTTAAAGGTTCTTGAAGGAAAATATGATAACCGCTCACCTACCAAACGAAGGGATGATCTTGAGGAAATTCTGAAAAAAGGAGCGTCCCTATTGGCAATGACGTTCCGGATTACTTCAGGAAGCTAACCGACGAAGAATTGGAGAAATTGAACAAATATCTCAAAGACAAATACGGTATTTCTGGAATAGAACAAGGGATTTACTTGAATGTAGTTGATCTAAAAGAAGCGGTGAAAAAAGACAAAGAATGCGTGCACTGTCAAAGAGTCTGGGATTGTTCTACTAAAGGCATAAGGTTCAGGGTTTCCAACTACAATGGCTGGTTGTATGTCCAGCCCGTGATGTGTATTAAGTACCTCGCCGAGACTTTGAGAGCCCGCCTCAAGCAAGCTGTTGATTATGATCTACAAACTATCGAAAAGATCGAAAGGGCAGTAGGAAAAACTCTTGAAGAAATGAGTTTTGAGGAGCTTCAGAAGGCTTTTAAAGCCTTGAAAAAACTTGAAAAACAGGGAGGGTAAAAAATGAGTGAGTTTGTTGAGATTGATGAGATTGTTATTAATGACAAAATTTACCCGCGTGAATCACCTGATTATAACAAGATCCATGAATACAAGGAACTTATCGAAGATGGTGTCAAATTTCCACCAATTGTAGTGAACAAACGCACGATGCACCTTATAGATGGATACCACAGATATCGTGCCACGAAAGCGTTGGGATTTTTGGATATCTCGGTTGAGTTTATCGACATCCCCGAAGAATTTGAATGGATCGAAGCTATTTATAGAAACTCCATGCACGGCCTTCCTCTCAAAAAGAAAGATATCAAAAAAATGTTTGAAGAGTACTTTTTAAAAGTTGAAGGCAAGATTAATCCTGAAGAATTAGCTGAAAGGCTTGGAGTCACGAAAAGAACGATCTACAACTGGATTAATGAATTGAGTTCAGAAAACGGTGTTGAATATGAAAAAGAAACTCATAAATTATATGTATGAAAGCGGGAATTATACGAGAGAAGAAATAGCAGAGAAATTTGGAATTACACCCAAACGCGTTTATCAAATCGTAACACAAGGGGAAGAAGTGAAAAATTTCAATTCTTCCTCTAATTTGTCAAACGAATTAACCAAGGATGACGAAGATGTTAACATCGAAACTTACCCAGGCCCGCCTATACCAAAACCTATCAATGACAGCGATGATGACGATTTCGATGATTTTGATGATTTGGATGATGAAGACGAGGAAGAAGAAGATGACAGGCCGATTGTACTTACTGCAAATCCTGATGTGATAGCGAAGAAAATGGCAGAAAGAGTTGAAGCCTTTCTGGATACAATTGCAACCCCGGAAAACATTGACATGATTGTCAATTACTTCCATAAAGAACATTCACCAGCTTACAGCCAGCTTTTAGCTGAGCGTCTTAGAATGTCAATTCGAATCATTCATGAGCTTATTGGGAAACTCATTGAAAGGAGGTGAACAGGAATTGCCGAAAAAGACACAGCAGATTGAGAATTTATTGAAACAAGAAGCATTTTCAAGTGATGACGCAGTAGCAGCGCTTTATGACATTGAAGAAGCTGAAAAAATCATCTCGAAAATAAGAAAAATCACAAAGAAAACATCAGTAAAACCTCTTAGAAACGCCCCACAAGTGTTGTGGCGTTATCTGAGACAAAACGCAGTAAAACGAATTAAGAGGTTTGCAAAGCAGAATCAAATTTCGCTTTTCAACACAAACACGGGGGATTTCGAAATCGCAAATTACAGAACCAGACTCACGCCGGACGAGGAAATGAAATACATTCAGCAAACTCTGAGGAAAGTCGAAAAACAATACTCAAGACTTCAGAATATGCTGCAAAGTTCACAGGCTAAGAACATAACAAGGCTACTCGCAAACGGTCAGCGAACAATATTTGAATTAGCAACTTCGGTAATAAATGAAGAACTCGAAAAAGCAACAATATAAAAAAAGCGGCCCATTCCGGGCCGCACCCCCTTTAAAAAGATTTGATTATACCCCTTTATTTTCAAGAAATGACAATGAGTGAGTAAAAACGATTAGAGGTGATAAAAAGTGCCTAATTTCGCAAAGATTTATCTAATTGGCCATGTTGGGAATATCAAATCGCGTTTTACTCCGAACGGCAAGCAAATCGTTTCTTTTTCCGTGGCTGTGAATAGATATAGAAATAAAACAAAATTTACGGACTGGTATTATGTCGACACCGCGCAAGAATGGCTTTTGAATGAGCTTGATGTCGGTGATCTCGTTTTTGTTGAAGGTGTTCCGAAAATAACTGAAACCAATGGCCGAAAATACATGAATATCTGGCTGAATAAAATCCGGATTCTTACCCCGAAAGCTGCTGGACAAAACGAGGATATTGAAGAGCCCGAAGTCGTTGATGACGAGATTCCTTTCGCTTTGAAGTATAAGAGTAAAGGCCTTCCAAATTATAAGATAGCTCAAAGAACCGATTTACCTTTAGAGATAATCCAGGAACTTGATGAAAGAAAGATATTCGTTTCTGAAGATCTGGAGGTGATTGAAAAATGAAAATTTATGTTGAGGTGAGCAGAAATAGGATAGATCTTTTTGACGAGAGCGATGAATACGATCTTGATCTTTTGAGGCGAGAAATAGAGGCTTATTACGGCTTTGAAGCTGATTATAGATTTGATCCGATAGAAAATTCAATCACGTTTTTCAATAAGACAAAGGTTGAGAAAGTAAAAAGAATGCTTGAGGAGGTATTGAAATGAGGATTGAGAAATCGGTTTTAGAGAAGAGACTGCAATAAAGCATGTGGTTGATATTGAAGCTGAAGAAGAAAGTAGTTTCATAATCGATGCAAAATTAATTTCAAAGGTTGTAAAAAGCCTTCCAGAAGGTGAAATAGAAATCAACTACAATGGCAATACGGTTGAAATTAAGGCTAACAAATCACGTTTCAACCTCAATACAATCCGGGGCGATGAATTTCCAGATTTCCAGCCCGCAAGTGATACAGGATATAAGGTTACTCTTAGTGTAAATAAAATCAAAAATATGATTGATAAGGTTATATTCTGTGCCGCGACTGATAAATATATGCGAAATCTTAATGGTGTTCTGTGGCAGTTCAACGGTCCTAATCTCCGATTGGTGGCTGCTGATGGTTTTAAGCTTGGATACATAGATAGAGAAATTGAAAGCGATGAGGAATTTTCATTCCTGCTGTCCTTGAAAAGCATGAAGGAATTACAGAAAATTTTGGATTCATGTGATTACTACATCACAGTAGTTTTCGACGGTGCTAAGGTTGGCTTTCAATCTGATAATACACAAGTCATAGTAAGAGTTATTGAAGCTGAGTTTCCTGACTACGAAAAAGTTATCCCAACTAAGTATAAAACCCAAGTTATTGTAAACAAATATGGCTTACTTGAAGCTATTAAAAGGGCAGCGATAACCGCGCGGTTAAGTGATGAAAGAGTAGAATTCAAGATTTTTGATAATATCCTGCATATTGAAAGTAAAAGCCAGGACTATGGCGAAGCGCATGAAGAATTGGAAATTCAAAAGTTCGGTGAAGATATAGCCATAGCTTTTAACCCAAGATTCATAACTGAAGCTGTTCAGCAAATAGAAGGCGAAGATGTAGAATTAACCTTCATTGATCCAACCAAACCAGTCCAAATAAATTCGCTAATAGATCCGCGGTATTTATATGTAGTTATGCCATTAAGGAAGTGAGAATATGTGGGCGCTCTATTTCTTTCTTGGTATCATTGCTACGGTGTTTGTGTATAACATCATCTTGATAAATTCGGATACATATATAGCTGAAAATCGCCAACTAAAAGCCAAGCTTGAAGAAAATGCCAAGATTGCGGATAAATTGACAGTTTTGATAAGGTCAAGATCGAAAGTTTTCAAGAAAGAAGAGAAGGTAAAAATAGAAGTGGCAAGAGATATTCTTAATCAAATTTTGGCCGCGAAGCTAATGAAAAACTCTGAGGAGGTAAAAACATGAACACCGATGTCGTTTTTGAGGGTTTGAAAAATATTTTTGAAATCATTGACAATCTTACTGCTTGGGGGTTTGAAGTCGAATGCAGAATTAAAAATTTTGTTTTTGAGGGTGTTTGTTCCTTCATAGCAACTGAAAAAGAGTTAATTTTTGTTAATCACCCTATTGATGAAAAAGCTGGGGTACTTTGGGGCATAGCAAAAGATTCACTTTTTATATCGAAGGATCGAATTTTGAAGCTTTCCGAAAAGGGATTCAATATTGATTTTAGGCAAGTTTATAATCCTTCACTTGTTCAACTCATATTCAGATTCTCAGTAAGTGACGGATACATAGAGATTGAGGCAAATGATATTTATTATGACACGGCTTATGAAGGCTTACAAAGGATAACAGATGAAATTTATAGAATCAGGCAAGCGAAAGGAGGGTAAAAATGATTAAGTTTCTGCATCATCTTTTTATATTAATTTGGTTGAATATTCTTGTGGTGGTTGTGTATGTTGTATGGTTTCTTGACAGGGTAACTAAAAGCAAATTCAGATTGTTAGAAAAATTTTACCGTTGGTATCAGATTTATAGGCGAGAAATTTGAAATGAGTTGAGGCTTTATGTCTCGGCTCGGTTTAAGGAGGTTTGAAATTGTGAAATACAGAGATGATAAAGCTTATAGAGGATTTGCATGATTTGCGATAGGATCAGTAGAGCTTTTTTATGGGTGGGAGAAGTCGAAAGAATTTTAGGTGAATTAAAAGAAATGAAAGTGAAGATCATTGATGAACGAGATGTAAAAGAGTTTATTGTTGATCGAGTAATCGGAACACGCGCAGATCTTACTTTGTATGCGTTAGCAAATGCGGTGAAAGATTTCAGAAAAGCTTTTGGCATGGATAGGGCAATCAAACTTGAGATTCACAGTGATGTTGAAATACCAGATTGGAAATGCTTATTGCTTAGTGTTGACTGTAGTGATGAATATGAAACAGAAAAATTTGAAGAAATACGAGGAAAATATCGCGGAAAACTAAGTGGAGATTTCCTTGAAGTGCATATCACACCTTTGTTAAAAAAGAAGGCTTTGCATTAAAAAAGAGAGGTGAAACAATGAAGTTTGCTATTAATGACAAGGCAATCACTGTGTATCCCGAGAATCTTCAGCAACTCCAGGAAATTGCCATGGCACTGAGAGGGAAGAAAATATACATAGGCAATGAAGCCAATATACTGGAAATCAATAATCCTACAAGTATCATGGCAACAATCAGAATAGAATGTGAAGATTATAAGGTTATGAAAAAGCCGGGCACTTAGCCCGGCGCCCGAAAGGGGATAGAAATGTTCTTGGATAAGTTAGAAAAAATCGAAGAGAAAAACCTTCGAAAAGAATATATCATAGGATTACTTCAATCCTACCAAGGGGCTTGGTCTAAACTCCTTGGTAGGAGAGTTTTTTTAGATTGGCGGGATAATGAAATTGAAATCATAATATCACGGGGCCGAAGCATTCCAAGAATTGAAGCGAGCAAAAGAATAAAAAGAGATTTGGATTGGCAGGAAATATACATTTATCTCTGGAATGTTAGGACAGTTGACAAATTGCTGGCAAAATTATCTCCACGTGAAGCAGAAGCATTGTTTTATAGATATATTCAACATGATTTTGAAAAAGCAGATGTAGAATTCGAATTTACTACGGGAATGGTCTGGAAAACGCTTTCATGGGGACAGATTGCAAAGAAAATGGGGGTAACACGTGAGGCCGTTCGTGAATATGTAAATCGTGCATTGGATAAAATACTTGATATTGTATTTCCTTGACATGTCTCACAGTAAAAAGCCCGGTTTTTGTTTTACATACTCCTCCTAAAATATGGTTGACAAAATGTCAGACGTATGATATTATAGTATCGAACAGCGGGGAGGTCTTTGAAAAATTATAAAGGGGGTTAATATTAGTGAGACTGGATCTATATGTTGGTCTTGCTGATAGGAATGGAAATGTTTTTGGAAAGGATGAGAGATTCAAAGCATTTTTAGATGATCTTACGGAATTAACAGGTGGCCTAAGTGTTATGGATCAAATTGGCAGGTATAAAAACCGTGAAGGGAAAATAATTGAAGAACCTTCGGTAGTGATAACCATATTTGGTATTAACGAAGATCAATTATCCGCGGTGAAAGAGATTGTGAGGAATTTTTTGAAAGAAACAGATCAAGAAAGTGCAGTCCTTGTTAGGGATTTGGTAAATCCAGAATTTATTGAAGTTTAATAAAAGCCCTCCCCGCTGTTTATTCAAAAATAGGGAGGGGTGAAGATGATAAAAGATCGCGTGGCAGTCAGACTCGATGAGAAAACAAGGCAAAAGCTTGAAAGCTTCATCAAAAGAAAAGGTATGAATGTAAGCGAAGTAATTCGGGAGGCTGTGAATGATTATCTGCGGGTTCAAGAGATCTCATGGGCTAAGATTGATTATGAGGTTATTCCCATTATTATCTCAAGTTTCAAAGAATTTGGCTTTGAGTTGATTGAAGTTATAAAACCAGATACAGATATATCGCGTGTTATTGGTAAAAAGATACCTATTATACTTTGCTTTGAAAAAGCTGATATAAGAATTGATGTTAAACTTTATATCGAAGAATCGAATGGAAAATACATATTGGAGATTGAGTTTCCAAACAATCAGATAGTTGAGACAGGTGATATCACACTAAGTACCGGAAATATAACTTACATGGGTTTATTAACACAATTCAGTGAAGAGAAATTCAAACCGTATCTTGAAGATACTCTGAAGATCAAAAATTCAGGATTATCTAAGAAGCAGATTGAAACAATAAAGAATTTAATAGATAAAAAACGAGTAAAATAGGATCCAGTCTCGCTTTTGTTAACCCCCAAACCCGCCTTCGGGCGGGTTTTTTTATTGCCTGCTATGCCCGCTCTTAGCGGGCTTTTTTATTGCCAAATGAAGGAGTGATCTTATGAGATCATATCGATTATATCCATTTTATGAACTAGTACAGAAAATCACTATTGATAACAACATCATAGAGGTTTCTTCACCAAATGAAGGCCAATTAAGGCGTCTTCTCAAAAATCATCTGGAGGCGATATCTTGGGATAGGAGCGATTCCAAAGGTGATAAGAAAGTATGTTCATAAACGAGATCATGAGTGCTGCCGCTTGTGCGGTACGCACGTAAACGGCAACGGCCAAATACATCACATTTATACAAGAAACTCGCACATACCTAAGTATCTCGGAGTCCCTGAAACACCTAAGAATCATCATCCCTGGAATTTGATACTTTTATGTCCAGAATGCCACGTAAAAATCCACAATGGATTTCAGATAGATAAAGAAGGGCTTATTCAAGAAAACAGAAAGAAGAAACTTCCCAATGATGTCAAAAGGTGGGTTGAGGAAAATGAATTGGGATAAAATCGATGAAATTCTTCAAATAGATGAGCTGACGGCTGAAGAATTGCAAGTCATTTCAGTACAAGAAGCCCAACTAAGGCTTCAAAAGAATGCAAACCTATTAGGGCAGTTAAACAACCTCATGCTTGAAGCTACAAATGAGCTCGGAAAGTGGAGAATTATAGTTGAAAAGCTGAGGCATACGAAGAATACGATTATCGAACAGAACAGAGCTTTGAAAGAGATAGTCAAAGCAGAAAGGTGGTAGGTTGGAACCTTCGAAGGTTCAAATTTTCAGGACAACCTCCGAACCTTCGAACCTTCAAGGTGGTGATGTAAATGTACGAGCCGAGATGCAAAATATGCAACTCCGATTACAGGGATCTGATCGAGCAAAAATATCACGAAGGAATGTCAGCACATGCTTTGTCAAAATGGTTGTTAAAACAGTATGGTTTCAAAGTTTCGGACAAGGCAATAAAGAACCACATGGAAAAGCACTTCAACATCAAAGAAGAAGTCCGAAAGCGATACATCAGCCAGAAAGCTGATAAGCCCGAGGAAAGAATGAAAAAGTTTGTCGAAGAAGAGATAGACGAGATTCAAGAACTCGACTCCATTATGCGTGAATCGAAAGAATTGAGAAGACTGGCGTTTGAGAGGATCAAAGAAGCCACAAGAGCACGATCTGTAGAAGTGTGGAATTCAACATGGGCAAATGCTGCAAGGGAAGCAATACGTGCAATGAAGATGAAAATGGAAAAGCTTGGCACAACGGCGAAGGACGAGCTTCTCAACTTACTCAAGGAGATGTGGGAGGATGAGAACGTGGAAGAATGATCCCGTTCTGTTTGCTGAGAAATTTTTCGGATGGAAAGCACATGAAGCGCAAAAAGAGATACTACGGGCAAAAGGTCAAACAATCACCATCGCAGCAGGAAGAAGATTTGGAAAATCAGAGGCTATGGCAATAGCCTCTTTATTTTTTGCGTTCAAACACCCAAACACGATACAGTTCATCATCGCACCTACATATGACCAAGCAACGGTTATCTTTGAAACAATGCTCAAATTCTTGAGCAAATCACCATGGCAAGGACTGATAGAAAAAGTCAAATATTCTCCATATCCGATACTGAAATTCCTGCATGGTTCAGAGATACACGCAAGATCTGCTGATAAATATCACAACTTACGTGGTAGAAAAGCCCACAGAGTGATTTTGGACGAAGCAGCATTTATCAAAGACGAAGCAGTCTACGAAGTCATTGAGCCGATGCTCGCAGACTACAACGGACAAATGATAAAGATTTCCACTCCATACGGCAAGAATCACTTTTGGGAAAGCTGGGTAAAAGGCAAAGAAAAGGTTCCTGGATATGTCTCATTTCAATTCCCGTCCTCAGCGAATCCGTACATCTCTCACGAATTCTTGGAAACGAAAAAGCAGGAGTATGGAGAAACTTCTCTGCGCTGGCGAGTGGAATACCTCGCTGAGTTTGTAGATGAGCAAGATGTTGTATTCCCGTGGAGAATCATAGAAGATGCGATAGAAGACTACACAGTGCCAATCGAACCAACCGCAAATCAAAGATACCTCATGGGCGTAGACGTAGCGAAGTACGAGGACTGGACGGTCATCATCGTCTTGGATGAAACAGGTCGGTTGGTGTACTTTGAGCGGTTCAACAGAAGGCCGTGGAGTTACATCGTGGAACGAGTTGCACAGGTCAAACAAAAATACAATGCACAAGGCTACATAGACGCAACAGGTGTGGGAGATCCGATTTGGGAAGCGTTGAGAGAAAAGGGAGTATACCTCGAACCTTTCAAATTTAACACACAAACAAAGCAACAGCTCATTGACACTCTCCGAGCCAAACTGGAGAACCGGGAAATTGAGATACCCAGGATTCCAGAACTTATAGACGAATTGCGCTTTTTCGAGTACGAAATCAGGCCTACAGGTACACTGAGACTCGAAGCAAGATACGGTTATCACGACGACTGCGTTATAGCACTGGCACTGGCCGTGTGGGGAATGAGAAAGCAAAATCAGGTTCAGTTTACTACTGTGAGGTGGTAAAATGCAGAGACGAATAGAATTCTGGAAGCTTTACGAAAACACAGCTTACGACGATGAATACAGGAAGATCAGAAGACTGAACAAAGACGTCAAACAGATCTACAACCCCGTGCAGAACATCATCGAACTTGATATCGCTCTGATAAGCCGTGGAATGCAGATACTTTCTAAAACAGCCGAGAAAATCATCGAAATGAACGACTTTGATTACTTCAAAGAGGAACTCTTGCTCTACATCCTGCTTGACGGAGTAGCGTGGATTGATGTGGTGAGGCAGGAAGACAAGATATACTTCACGGCTTTGAGTGTTGAAGACGTGCAGGAAGTTAACTACGATGCAGGAGGCAACATAACAAGAGTTGTCCTTGAGTCAGGAGAAGGAGAAACCTTTCTACGCAAGGTATACACACTTGATGAGATCACAATCGTTCAGAATGACACGGAAAAGACCGTTCCAAATGTGCTTGGCTTTGTTCCTGTGGTGGAAGTGTGGGGGTTGAAATCTGCAAGTCGGCCCGTTTCGAGAATTGAAGGACTCATTGACAAGCTTGACCTGATAAATGAATACTACGCAGGGACACGTAATATTAGCAGACTGCATGTAGATCCACTTCTTTGGGGAAATGCAGCACTTGATACAACCCAGATGGCAGAGAAATTCGAAAACAGAGCAGAAGGCGAAATCAAATACGCTCAGGTTCCGGAAGGTGGCCGGTTGCAATTCCTTGAGATGCAGGGCAACGTCTTGAAGGTCATGTGCGAAGAACGTGACAAACTCATCGAACAGGTAGAGCACGAATATCCAGAGATCCTGCTGATAAAACTCATCGAAGGTGCTGCAGTTTCAGGATATGCCATTTCCTTGAAACTGACCGGACTTGAAAGCCTGATGCAAAGATACAGAACAAATTACAAAACAGCGCTGATACGAGCCTTTAAGTACGCCTTTGAAATGCTCGGTGTAAAAGACACAGTTGAAATCCTGTTCGATCCGATACTTCCATTCAATACGAAAGACATGCTTGACGCAACCATTACCACGTACTCTGCCGGTCTGCTTGATCTGAGAACAGCCGTCAAGCATGTTGCGAAGGTGTTCGAAGAAGACCCTGATCAAATCCTTCAAAACCTGCAAGCCGAGGATATCTATGAGAAGCAGTTTCAGCAAGAAGCTGGTGAGGCATGATGCGCAGGCGTGAAGATATTCGGTTGATGAAGGAATTTGAGCAGTACTACAACAAACACATAATGGCGCCGTTCCTTCGAAATGTACTTGAGTTGATCAGAAGCACAGGCTTTCGTGACTACACGATTCCAAAAAGCTTTAAAAAAAGACTCATCTCATATGTGAGACAGTGGCTAAAAAACTACGAGAAAGGGCTTCAAAGTGTCTTCGAAGCGGTAGATGAAAAGGTGTATGAGGTGTGGTTCGAAGAGCTTAGAAAGCAGCTTCCAAAACGGTTCAGATACAAAAACACAGAGTACTTACTGGACGAGCACAAAAAGAGGATCCTGAAAAGAACTGCAGGCAGATGGCTGGTTCATGTATCTCTGGTGAAACGTGCAACTTTCGACATATGGAAGTACTATGCGGAAGACGGATTGAAACTATCTGACAGAATCTGGAAACTTGCAAAACAAACAGCAAAAGATATAGAGAAGCAGGTTATGCTATCACTCCAGACCGGCATGAGTGCAAGAAACCTCAGAGATCAGATCCTGAAAACGGCCGAACAGCAACCAGTAGAAATTCCTGTTTGGCTTCAAAAACAGCTTAAAAACGCAGCCCCTGAAACCATAGCTAAAAAAGTGGAGAAATACATCAAGAAGAGACAGAAATACAACGCAATGAGGGTAGCAAGAACAGAGATTCAGAGAGCCTGGCGAGTCACGTATGTGAATCAGGCAAAGCAGCTACCTTTTGTGAAGGGAATTAAATGGAATCTTTCAAAAAGTCATCCAAAAAAGGACATCTGCGATGAACTTGCAAGGGCAAATCCTGTAGGTTTAGGACCGGGGGTTTATCCGCCTGATGCGGTGCCTTTCGGTGGCATGCCTGCACATCCGCACTGTCTCTGCTATCTGACTACAGTTCTTGCTGACCTCGAGGAGGTGACGGGCTGATGGCACACATCGGCTGGAAGAAACTTGTTGCAGAGCTTATAAAAAGAGGATACTCAGAAGATGCGGCAAATCGAATTGCTTGGAGCATCTGCGTTAAAAAATACGGAAAAGCAAAGTGTATTGAAATGGCTCAACGTGCACGAAAGAAAAAAGCTAAAAAAAGTTGAAAAGGAGGTAAGACGGCATGGCAGAAGAAAAGGATAGGGGCGTTGATAACCAACTTCCTATGGAGGGGGATATCAACGAACCTGAAAATCCTCAAGGAGGAGTTAACACAACAACTGAGATTGAAAACGACAGTGATGGACTTTTGACGCAGGAGGAGTTTGAGAACCTGATTAAAGCTTTAGATGAAGGAAACTTTGAAGAATTCTTTGCAACTCTTGACCCAGAACTTCAGAAAAAGTATCAGAGCTATATGGACTCAAAGATACAGAAAGCATTGAAGACGAGAGAAAAGAATCTGCGTAAACAGATCGAAGAACAGCTCAAGAAGGAGGCTGAACTCAAACAACTTGAAGCAGAAGGAAAATGGAAAGAACTATACGAAGCAAAACAACAAGAACTTGAAGAACAACTTGCAAGGCTCCAGCAGGAAAGAATCGACGTGTTACTGACTGCTAAGTTAAATGAAAAGCGGCTGCCGCTGGAATTCAAGAAATTTGTTTCTGTGAATGATCCCGAACAAATTGATAGTGCAGTTGAAGAGCTTAGCAGATTAGTTGATTCGTATGTTCAAAAGAAGATCGAGGATCTCAAAGCAACGAGCAACGTGGTGATGAAAAATCGTGTGAGTTCTACAAGTGAAAACTCTCTTGAAAATGAAGTAAAACGATATATTGAACCACAAGGCGAATATAAAAAACCTTGGTAAAAGGAGGTAGAAATCTATGCCTATTATAGAAGTAAGCAGCACACCTGAATTTCTTTTAAATAATCACTATGTAGCGAAGACAGTGACTTTGGACTCAACTGCATGGTCAACGGATAAATATGCAAAAGCTGGTACTGTGGTTGGAATTGTAACTTCAAGCGGGAAAGCGGTACCATACAACGATTCAAACTCTGATGGATCTGAAGTTGCTGTTGGAATATTGCTCGAAAATGTTGACCTTAACAACGGGGATCAACCAGCTGCAATAGTTATTCACGGTTTTGTCGATAAATCAAAACTTATAGGCTACGATGCTGCATGCGAAGCAGATCTTCCACTTATTTATTTCCAATGATTTGATTAAGTGAAAGGAGGAATAAATAATGGCTGTAACCTTAGCTGATTTTTTAGAAGGAAAGGCAACAATCGCATATCTTAAACAAAGACCAACAAGGCAATTCACTTTGGAAGGGATTTTGCCTTTCAAGCCCATTGAAAATTTGGAATACGAACATATAGTAGGCGACTTCGCGGATCCCGTTGCTGCTGATTTTGTAGCATTTGGTGCAGATGGTAAATACGTCGGTAGAGACGGAATCAAGAAATTCATTGAAGAACTCAAACCTATCAGAATCCACAGAAGGCTCGATGGGAAACTTCTCATCGCGGCCAAGAAATACAAAACAGACGAACCTATTGTCGCTGAACTGTTTAATGACGTTGGATATGTCTACGACTCAGTAAGAGTGAAAATAGAAAAAATGAGAGCTGATGTTCTCACAACCGGACAACTTGCTGCAACTGGAAACGTCGAATTCACTGTTGACTATGGAGTGCCCGCTGATAATCAGAAAACACCAGCAACTCTTTGGAGCGACACCACAAATTCAAACCCAATCCAGGACATGATCGATTGGTATAACGCACTGGATTTTGTGCCAGAAGGCGGAATAATCTCAAAAGAGATCTTGAACTACCTCGTACAGAATGTGAATGTCAGAAAAGCAATTCACGGTGATGACGGTTCAGGACAGTTTGTAACCCTTGAAATGATAAACAATCTCTTGATACAGCTTGGTCTTCCAAAACTTGCAGTAGATAAGGACTACTACAGAGCTTCTGATGGTTCAAAAGCTTACTTCTGGCCATCTAACAAAATGGTCTGGGTTGGTTCTAATATCGGATATGCTCTCATGGGTCCAACGGAAGAAGGCGTTCTTGGAAAAGGCGTAGTAAGAACAGAAAATGGTATATACGTCCAAGTCGTTGAAGAGGAAAGACCACCGCGGGTTATAACAACTGGCTCAGCAACTTCTTTGATTGCTCTTCCGGGTGTCAATGAAATATTCATAGCAACTGTTCTTGCTTGATAATTGAAAGGGGCCTCGTGCCCCTTTTTTTATTGGAGGTGAAAGCTTGAAGTATAAAGTTAAAGGAATGATCGTGACCTTTCAGCATAAAGATTATTACCCTGGCGAGATCATAGAAACGGATAAAGTTTTAAACAATCCTCATCTTGAATTAATTGAAGAAGGTGAGAAAGATGACAAACCTCGAAGCTCTAAAGGCCGCTCTAAAAGATCAAGACAACAAGATAATGACTGACACAGAATACAGAAGCCATCTGGAATTAAAGGGAATTACCCCCGATGATACTTTTGATCCCAATAATCCAAATGATATCATGCTCGCAAAAGCCGATATCCTTGAAGATGTCGTTGCTCACCCGCTCAAATGGAACGCATATAAACAGGGTGAAATCGTAGAGGAAGTGAATCCAGACCAGATCCTGAAAGTTGCACAGCAAATTAGATTGAGATACCAGAAGGTGATCTAAATGACTCTCACGATCGTTCGAGAGACGCAGACGTTTGATGAGTGGGGTAATCCAGTTGTGACTACGACGGAGGAAAACTACGAAATTGAATTGAGAGACTTTCAACCGTACGCCAGGGGTGGGCTTGCAGAGCAAATTGAAATCAACGATGACGGTACATTTAAGCATCGCTACAGGAAACTGTTTCTCAGAGACGCACTGAAAGACATCAGCGTAGACGTGGGACAAATTGTGAAGGTAGATGGCAAGCAGTACAGAGTAGTGGAATTCCAGGAATACGAAAGACACAAAGAGGCGATCCTCCATGTCGTGGAATAAAACACCTGAAGAACTGATTAAAAAGCTCAGAAATTATCTTCAGCAAAGTGAGGAAAACATTATATCAACGCTTCATAGAATCGGACAGGAAGCAGTTAACTGGGCAAGAGAGAATGGAAATTACACAGACAGAACAGGAAACCTGAGAAACAGTATTGGATATGTGATCTTCAAGGACGGACAGGAAATCGATTCATTTGGAAACAAGCCTACACAGGAAAACAAGGATGTGGTGATCAAACTCGTGCAGAACAAGATACCAGAAAAAGGTTACGCCCTTGTGGTCTTTGCGGGGATGGAATATGGCATATACGTGGAAGCAAAGGGATTTATAGTCCTATCAGGTGCTCTTGAAAACTCACCCACCGCAGAAGCTCTGGCACAGGCTTTGAAGAAGGTGAAAGGATGATCCACGATGAAATAGCAAGTGCGTTTTTCGCTAAGCTAAACGGAATAGGCCCACCTGTTTTTAAGCATTTTTCAAACACTTCGGGTGAACGGATTGTCATTCAAGTAAAAGCAAATACAAAAGACATTCTCCAGACCGCTCAGGTCTGGATTTTGTTTTATACAGCCACAGTTGATAGCTTACCCAACACAATACGATTGAATGAACTTAAAGACACAATCGAAAATGCACTACAACCACCATTTACGGCTCCAAATGGTGAGGTGTTGCTCGTTGAACCTATGAGCATAGACGGGACTTTTATCGACCCCGAAACACCGCAGGAATGCTACATGATTCTCCGTTACCGCGTCAAAGCGAGGTGATGACATGGAAGAACAAAAATTCAAATGGAGGATTATCGATATCAATCTTGTTAATGGCAAGATGAAGATCATTGCTGATTTTGCGTATGGTTGGAAAAAACAAGCCGTCGAGCTTGAAGATGGTTCCACAAAGACATATTACGAAGGAAAGATTTCAAGAGAAACGTTGGAGTCGCCTGTAGTCCTTACAACTGATCAATTGAAAATGTACCTCGATACATATTGGGGAAACAAGTACGGCCACTTAGATGCTCTTGAACAACTTTTAGGAAGCATCGAAAGCATGAAAGGCTATACACAAGTATATTAAAGGAGGTTGATGATTGATGGCTGATTTGATGTTCAATATTTCCAAAGTTGAAGTCAGCGATGACGGGACGGATTGGACTGATTTAGGTGCAACAAACGGCGGTGCTACATTTTCTCAAAGCATTGAGACACAGGAAATATACTCCGATCAAAGTGCGGATCCAGTTGAGATAATGATAAGAAGAGCACCAAAGACTGTCACAGTAAATCTCTTAAACGCAAGCGCTGACAACTTGGCTTTGGCATTTGCTGGAACCGCATCGGATACCGATTCTGACTCCGTAAATGATAAAGTTGTCATTCCGAAGCTCCCATCTGGGATCACAAAACAGGTAAAAATAACGACTCAAACAGTTGCCGGATATTATTATGAAATTCTCATCAAGAAAGGAAAAATCACGGGTGAAGTGCTTGAACCTGATGATCAATCCGATCCTGTCGAGATCTCGAAGAAAGCAGCATCATAATAAAAGCCCCCTTTTAGGGGGCTTTATTTCTTAAAGGAGGGATATGATGAGTGATTTTGAAGTTGTTGCAAATTTGCCTCAGGAAATCAAAATAGGAGATAAAACGTATATGATTAAAGCTCCTTCTATAGGCGTGACTGCTATTGTCGCGCGTAAAATGAAAGCCTTGTTGGACCTCATGGGATTCGATATAAAAAAATACGGTGATGATACAAAGCTTGAAAAACTCGTGACAGATATTTTGAAAGGCATATATTCTCTTATTGTTTCAGAACAAAACGAGCAAGCTGTTGACTTAGTGTGTCAGATTTTAGCTTTGTTGATAAACAATTCACCAGAAGAGAAAACAATCACGGTTGAAGAAATAAAGTGGAATCTTACATTGAATGATTTTATGCCGTTTTTAATAAAACTCATCAGGATGGCTGATCTTTCAGATTTTTTTCTCCTACTCCTCAAGATGGCTCAGGCGTACGACATCGAGGGGATACTCTCAAATTCTCAAAGCTGATTTATTCTTTGGCTCAATCATGTGGTTGGTCAATCGAGTATATCGTTTGGAATCTTTCGGTACAGCAGATCATTCTGTTAGCTAAGGCAGGAGAAGCGCTGAACTCAAAAGATGATGAAAAAATAAGGCTTGAAGATGCAGAAAATCCTGATGAAATATTCAAACAAATGTTCGGGGTCGATGTTTTCGAAGGAAGGTGAAAGTAAATGCCTATATTAGATAGACTTTATTATATCCTGGGAATTAAAATAGAAGAACTTGAAGCTGGAGTTGCAAAAGCCGAAAACAATTTCAACAAATTAGTGTCTGCCGCTACAAATGCAGCTGCCACGATAGGGATCGCTTTCGGTTTTAAAGAAGTAATCTCTAGCATCACAAACCTGACAATGTCATTCGAGTCTGCAATGGCCGAAGTGTGGACCTTGACGGATATGTCGAAAGACAAATTCGACGCCTTAAAACAAAGCGTGATCGAATTATCTAAGCAAGGCCCGTATTCAGCCGAAGAGCTTGCCAAGGCTTTATACCAAACAATATCCGCGGGTGTCGATGCTGGCAATGCAATTGATTTTCTTTCACAAGCCATGATGGCAGCGCAGGCAGGCGCTACAGATCTCTTTACGGCTGTCGACGGTCTCACAACAATAATGAACGCCTGGGGCTTGTCAATGCAGGAAATCTCAAAGGTATCAGATTCAATATTTGTGGCCGTCAGAGAAGGAAAAACAACATTCCAGGAATTAGCCCAGGCAATAGGGACGGTTGCCCCAACCGCTTCTCAGGCTGGTATTTCATTGGAAGAAGTTCTTTCTGCAGTTGCTGCCTTAACAAAACAAGGTATCGATACAAACAGGGCAATGACTTCATTGAACTATGCAATTCAGGCTATCATCGCGCCTACTGAAGAAGCAAAGAAAACAGCTCAAGAATTAGGAATACAATTCAATGCCGCAGCATTAGAAACGCAGGGATTTATGAATTTCCTTCAACAAGTCTATACAGCCGCAGGCGGAAATACTGAAACCCTTTCAAAACTCTTTGGTTCAGTCGAAGCACTAAGAGGTGTCTTTGCCTTAACAGGTAGTGCAGCAAGTGATTTTTCAAGAATCCTTGAATCGATGCGCGATAGTGCAGGAGAAACAAAAGACGCAGCAGACAAGATGGCAAATACACTTGCTAACCAAATGGCAAGACTGAAAAATAGTTTCAATGCAGTTAAACTCGCATGGGGTGAGGCATTAACGCCTTTGATTAGTCATTTAACCACAATAGCAGAAAAATTTGCAAAATGGCTGGAAAATATGACGCCTTTAGAAAAAGCGATTTTAGGAGTTTCAACTGCGCTTGTTGCTCTTATTCCTGTTCTCAAAACAATCACGTTACTCTTAGCAGTCTTGCAGGGTGTTTCAGGCAATTGGGTAGGATTACTGACGGGTATTGGTGCGGCTGTTGGAGCGGTAACCGTTGCATTAGGAATGATGAGACAAAAAATAGGAGATACTACCGGAGCCGTTAAAGAATTAAACGATGATCTTGAAACGGTTTCAACAATAAACGCTTCTGATATGGTTCAAAGCTTTGAAAAAGCAAAAAGAAAACTTGAAGATGTTGCTAATGAAGCCGACGAACTCTTGAAGGCATATGATGATCTTTATCAGGCAGTTGCAGATTATAACTATGCACAAAAAACAGGATTAGCAAACCTCAAAGATATCGAAAAGAAGATACAAAGCATTTTGAAAGCACATCCACAACTTGCTGGTGCTATTGAGTTTGTGAATGATAAATACGAAATTCAAAAAGACAAAGTCAAGGAAATTCTTGATCTTGAATTAGAAAGGCTTAAACTCGCACAAGAAGCAGCAAAAGCAGAGTTAGAGGCTTTAGAAACAAAGATGAATTCACCTGAATTCACTCGCTACAGGCAGGCGGTAGAAAACCAATACAATACTGCCAAGCAAAAAGTCGAGCTATTACAAAAACTTGTTGAAAAGTTTCAGGCAAAGGTTGCAGAAAACCCACTTGATACGACTGCAAAAACTCTTCTGGATACTTACCAGAAAGCGTTATCGGTAGCTAAAGAAGAAATTTCTGAATATGCTCACAAATACAACGAAATTCTCACCCTCGATGTGCAAAAAATCGAACTACAGCAAAGAATAAACAGCTTGGATGATAAAAGAAAACAAATACTTGAAGAAATTCAAAAAATAGAATCAGATGAAAAAGCACCGAAAGCTTATTATGAGGAACGCATTGAAAAACTGAACGCTTTGATAGCAGAGCAAGAAAAGAAATTAAAATCCTACGAGAAAAAAGGTTCTGAAGCATATCAACTTGATTATGAATTGCTGAAAATGTATATCTCAGAAAAAACAAAATTATTACAGCAATCTTTGAATCATTTACTTGAACAAACTGACATTGATAAAGAAAAACTCAAAAACATACTTAAACAGATCAATGATCTTGAAAAACTTGAAGAAGAATACGCAATCAAAGCTACTAAAACAGCTCAAATAAATCTCGAACAGATTAAACAAGAAATGGATGGCTTTAGGAATGCCGTTGCTGCTGGTAACGAAGAAGTGGTTTCAAGCATATACAGACAGCTTAAATCAAAAATAGCATCCACTTTGGCACAGGCATATATTGAAGGCAATAAGGAAGCAATCAAAGAACTTTCAAAAACTCGTTCAAACCTTGAAAGTGAGTACAAGGATTTTATTGAGGGAATAGTAGTAACAACAGTTGAATCCGTCAAAGAAGGTAGCAAAGAGAACCGAGAAGTGGTCAGCAAAGAGCTTGAAAAATTACTCAAAATCCTTCAAGATGCAAAAGGAATCATCGACGAAGATTATTACCGTAAAATCGCAAAAGACCTTGAAATTTTACTTGATACTGATATATCCGGGGATGTAAAAGATGAAATTCAGGCCTTCTTGGATGTTCTTAAAAAAGTCGAACCAACAACACGGAAATCTACTAAAACGTTAGATGAATATAGTGCTTCTTATAGAGAATTAGGAACTACAGTCAAATCAAATACAAAATACTGGCACGAATATCAATTGATAGTTAAGAAAAATCAACTGATTGAAGAACTTGCAGGTAAATCGCTCGAAGAAAAAATTAAGATATACGATCAGATCATCGATATTCAAAGAGAGCTCGGACTCAGCACCGAGGAATTCGAAAACAAACGTGCAAGATTGGTGGAAATTCTCAAAAAGCAAACGCAGGCGGAAAAAGACATCCAAAGATCTTATAAAACCCTCGATCAATCACAAGAGAAAACATTGAAAAGATATCAAGATTTTCAGCTGTATTACGAGATCGCACTATTAAAAGAAAAAGCCATGGGAGCAACACTGAACGAAAAAATCGATCTATACAAGCAAATAATCGATAAAACAAGAAAACTCGGTGGAGAAACAACAGAATATGAGCAGATACTTTCGAAGTTAAAGCAAAAACTCGAAGCGGAAAGAGAAGCCCAACAAAAAGCCATTGAAGCCTCTGAACGAAGAATAAAAGTTGAGCGTGAACTTCAAGAGACTGTTGCAAAGGCAGCCGCAGAGAAACGATACAAAGGTTACAATGAAATGGCTCGAATTAAATATCAACTTGAACCTATAGCCACCGACTTGGATAGGGATATTGAAGAAAGAATAGAAGCATATAAAGAGATCGCAAAGTTATACGACAAAATAGGTGATTCTAAGGCGGCAGAAAAGGCAAGAGCCCTTGCAGAGATGCTACAAAAACAAGCTGATGCTGCAAATAGCGCAGCAGATGCAACAGCCAGATTGGTTGAACAGCAGTACTTACTCGAACGCTCAATGGAAAAACAGCTAAGGCGCTGGCAAGATTATCAACAATTTGCAAAAGCTCAATGGATTGCAGAGACCGCAGCGGGTAAATCAGCAGAAGAAAAGATCGCAATATATGAACAAGTCATCGATATACTTCGTTCGGTAGGTGCTGACACTTCTTTATACGAACAGAAAATAGCAAGTTTGAATGAAAGATTGCAGCGTGAAGCAGAAGCCCAAAAGGAAGCTAAAGAAGCAACAGAAAGAAGGTTAAAAGTCGAAAAAGAACTAAGGCAAGTATTAACCGAGCGCGTTATGGAAACAACAGAAAGACGTTATGCTGGCTGGAATGAAATGGCTGAAATTAAATATAAGCTTCTTTCTATAGCACAGGATGAATCACGAACACTTGAAGAACGGCTGGCAGCATGGGAACAAATTGCGAAAGATTACGAAAAAATAGGTGATTCTAAAGCTGCACAGGAAGCACGTGAAGTGGTTAATGCTTTGAAGAAAAAAATAAATGTACGTGATTATGAAAAATTATCCAAATTTTATCAATCCATCGGTGAAACCCAAAAAGCTATTGATTATCTTGAACGTGTAAAACAAATATACATCGAACAAAGAGAACAACTTGTACTACAAGGCAAAAATTATTCTGAAATTTCACAAAAAATAGCTGAGATTGAAGCCCAACAATCAAGCCTTCAAAAAATATTAGATCAACAAAAAGAAGCACTTGAAGCTCAAAAGAAAGCCCTTGAGGCTATGCATGAAAAGCAAAGAAAACAACTCGAATCTCAGGCAAATTTCATGAATTCAGTTACTCAAGCCTTTGCCTCGCAGCTTTCGCGCTTCGGCGCGATAGGTGAACTAATTGGGTCCGTACTTCAAGAAATGCAGTACACAGTTGAGCGGCTTGAGGATGGATCCTATAGGTTAGTATCTCCCTGGGAGCGAATGGAAGAAATCTCTGCCAATATCGCCAGTAACGTCGTGTCTTGGGCGTTGGGTATAATCGGAGATCTCCTGGAAGGAATCCTCGGGGCAATCAAAGAAATCCGAGAAGTTATGTCGTTAGACAAATGGGATATTCAGGATTCAGACTTGGCTCAACTTCTTGAAAATTTCAGAGAATTTGAAGAAAACCGGAAAAGACTGGCAAATGAATTAATGAAATTGCCGTTTATGAAATTACTGGATGCACTCACCTTGGGTATTTTCGGCTTTGCAGATAAAACAGAAGAAAAGATCGATGAACTACGTGACAAACTCCGAGCAACAGCAACAGAAGTTGCCCGTGCATTCGGTATGGGTGTTGGTGATTTAGCCTCAGCACTTGAAGACGCATTCATGGGTGCTGAAACATATGAGGATTTCGTCAAAGATTTCAGCGAAAGCCTTGAGGAAATGACAAAACGCGCTCTTGTCAGGGCATTCTTAGCCAGCGAAGTAGCCCAATCAGCTCAGCCGAAGAATTAAACAGCATACGAGCCGCCCAGGAAAATGTGAAAGGACTCCTCAGTATCATTTGGAACACACTTGAGCAACTCGGCTACATGCAAGAAGGCGTTGAGTGGTCTCAATCCGAAGCAATCAAGAAGACGATCACAGAAGAAACAGGAAATAGGCTTGCAGCATTGCTCAGCACTATAAATCTGAATGTAGCCCAAATAAAAGATAAGGTCGTCGATGGGGTTGTCAGAGTCGAAGTCACCAATATTCAAAATATTGGTGGAATAGCTCCAATGGAATACCTAAGAGCATTGGGGGTATAAATATGGGACTCATATTTGATGGTATAGATTTAAGGACAACATATAACTTTGTAGTAACAAAAATAGACGGGCGGGGTTCACCGCCCGTTTCTCGTAATACATTGGATATGCCAAGAGTCGATGGAGATATTGAACTGAATTCAAAATTAAAATCAAGAAACATAACAATAACTGGTTACGTGTATGGCGCTGATGCTGCACAGAAAAAAGATGAATTAATCAAGTTAGTAACACAAGCATATTCAAGTGAAAAGGCTTTGACATTTCCAGACACGAATCGAACTATTTATGTCAAACTAACAGGCGATCCTATAGTGATAGGACCTATCGGGCCTGTACTTAACGCACAAGCATATGAAATTACGTTCAATTTCGTTGCTCAAGACCCTTATTTTTACGCTGATTCACATAACGAGGCAGGATATGGATATTTGAAAGTAAACGCAGACGCACCTACTTATCTTGTATCACCAAAGCGGCAATTTTTACAAAGAGAGCCTGAATTCGCGATTTATCCTGTAACAGTCATAAATTTGCTTGGAAAATACGGAAACTTTGAAACAGATTCTAATGCTGATGGTATAGGTGATGGATGGTCAATTGTTTACACGACTCCCACACTTCAAGAGTTGAACTCTTCTTCGATATTTGATTCTTATTCTCAACGTTTGCGATATGAAACAACAGATGTATCTGTGGGGGGCATTAAGCGTGCTTTGACACTTCAAGCCGGCAATACATATTTTGTAAGTGTTTTTTTGAAAATCTTAGAAAAGCCTGCCGATGCAGTTGATAGAAATATTTGGCTTTATTTAAAAGATATTAACGGTGAGATTGGACATGCTGAACCTGATATTTCTTCTACTCAATGGCAATATTTATATTTTACTGGGAGCGCTACTGATAATAGTTGCGAAATATATGTATATGGGATGTTAAATACTGCACCTGCGGGGAACTGGGACGAATTATGGGATGGAATAATGCTTGTTGACCTTACTGCTATGGGGCAACTTCCCCCACCACTCAAAGATTTTTTTGGCGATCAAGTTACGAACTGGGAAGACCTTGCAACAACTTCAAACATTACTGCTATAGATGGTAGAACGCAAACAGGTGATGATTGGCTGGCAGAACTATTGCCGTATGTTGACAGCACAGCTACAATTGGGTATAGCTTTTCTGATGGGCAGTTGAATGTGATTGTTAAAAACAAAGGGGAAAATTTATGTAATTACAAACTTTGGCAAAATCAAAGAACTGATTTGGGTTCGGGTTTTTATTGGGCTGGAGATACATATATCGGATACTCTGACAATATCGGATTTGTTCATTCAATCGCAAATGGTAGAACAGATTCCGACGATAAAATTCTTTATATGTTTGAGACAATTATTCTTCTTCCTGGAACATATACTTTTAGTGCTTTGGTTAAATCGGATTATGACTATAAAATAGAAATAGCTGCATTGGATTATGAAATTGGTTACCGATTTGCGAGCTCACCTAATAGATGGCAAGTATTTTATGATGCTAATTCTGATTTTACTTTATCAACTTTGACATTTACATTGGCTAAAAAATCTTATTTATTTATTCGTGTGGCACCGCGCGGGGCTACTTCTGTTTTTCAGGTGAAAAATATTCAGCTTGAAGAAGGCTCTACAGCCTCCGAATACACTCCACCACGCGAAAGTAAAATAGAGTTAGATACGGAGTTGTGGGGGCTG